CCACCGAGGGCGACATATTGGCAGTTCCCAGCCAGGTGTACGTGATCGTCGGACCGGCGTTGATGACCGCCTCTTCCCAAGCCTCGTAGAGCGTGTGGAGACTTGGGTCTTCCGAGACCCAGACCTCGTTGTAAACCGTATCTGGAGCCCCCACCACCACCTGGTTGTTGATAGTGATGCCCATGCTGCCATCATCTCGGTTGTAGTTGCCGATGATGGTCGCGCCCGCGGGCTTGAGGAAGTCGGTTGTGAAGAACACCGAGACCCAGTCAGACCACAGCGGAGCCTCATCACGAACTCGAACTCGGAGCTCGTACTGAACCTCGTTCTGTAGCTGAGTCTCCATGGGGACCAGGGTCGAGTCATCATCTCCCGACTGATGTTCGAGACGCTGGTCATCCTGCCAAAGTTCGACCTCCCAGCCTGTCTGAGCCGTACCATCGGGGTCCGAGTACAACCACTCCGCGGTGACCGACGCGAGGTTGATAATGTCCTCATCGACCGGAGAGACCCAGTCCACCGTAGGCGGCGAAGAGACCGTGAAGGTCGAGGCCACGTTGAACGGCGAGGGGTCAGCGTACTCACCCCAAGTCCTCACTCGCCAGACCCATGTCTGTTCGTGACTCAGGTCGGGAATGATGTAGCTGGACTCGGTCGACTCAATCTCGCCGCTGGTCTGCCACTCGACATCCTCGTTGGCTCGCCACTGAACTTCGAACTTGGTCTGGTCCGTGGTGTCGACCGGGTTATGTTGCCAGGTGACAACCGTCTCACCGCTGCCATCATCCGCGTACACCGAGCCATCCGCCGGCGAGATGACTGTTGGTGCCAAAGGAGGCGCCAGCAGCTGAACCGTGTTGGATGGTGACGAGTATGCGGAATAGAGGTTGGGCGTATCCTTGGTCGCCCGAGTCTTCAGCCGATAGGTGTGAGTGACGGCATTGTTGACCGACAGATGTGTGTAGGTCGTTGCCATGGTGTTTAGGACAGCCAAAGCAGTCCCATCCCACACCCCATCGGTGGCATGCCAGATCTCGATGCCATTGCCCGGGCCGTCACCGCCCGTGTCTTCGGGAATCGACCAAGTCAGGACGATATTGCCGCCGCTCTTAGTCGCCTTGACATTGGTGGGCGGCAGCGGAGTTGTGCTGATGTAGTTGCTGTAGCCGTAGCTCGAGTACCCCGACGAGTTCTTGGCACGAACGCGGTATCGATAGCGACGGTTTGCCACCGTACCCGTGTCAGTGTAAGACGAGGCCGACCCCGACAATGTTGCCCTGACCGAGTACGAGTTAGTGACACTATCCCAGCGCTCGACGTATAGGTTGTCGTACGGGGCCCCGCTTGTATTGTTGCGGTTCCAGCTAATGACCTGGCGTGTGTCGTTAGTCCGAGAGACCGAGACACTGCTGGGTGCCGAAGGAGTACTCGGCTTGGTCTTAAACGATCGAGAACCTGACCAACCAGACCAGCCTACTCCATTCTCAGCCCGAACTCGAACCCAGTAGGTCTTGTTCGGAGCACGACTCGTCGACGTGTACGAGCGCGAGGTCGTATAGGCCCGATCGTCGTTGGAGAACGACGAGCTCTCAGAGAACGAGACCTGATACCGCTTGATGGATGAGCCACCGTTGTTCGTTGGGGCAGACCAAGTGACCTTCGCCCCATTACTCGTGATCGACGAGACCGACGGGGTACCCGGCTTGGACGGCTCAACCGCAGGGATGGTGATCGTCCGGCTATGACTCGGCGTACCCCCCGAGTACGTACCAGAGAGCGATGCACTGACCGTGTAACTCGACCCACGAGAACCCGTGAAGCTAGCGGTGTGGACCAACTGAGCACCCATGTTCGGGGTGTTCATGGTGAACGACTTGCTGCCTGAGATCTTACCGTAGAAGGTAAGCTTCTGGGTGTCGTTGACCGAGTTGGCCTCAGTCCGAACGTAGTAACGAACGGTGACCGAAGTACCGCTGATGGAGTAGTCGATGCCGACGTAGAAGATACCGTAGCCGCTACCGTCGCCGGCACCCCAGGTGATAGCCATCAGTTACCCCCTCGCTGCCGTGCCGACCGCTGTACGGTATCGAACACATCCTTCACTGTCTTAACCTCTTCCAGGTCCTCTACGGGAATCATGACGTCACCCATGTCGTAGTAATTGTTGGTGACGCCGGAACCGGTTGAAAGCACTCCCAGCGTTCCGCCACTTTGCGTCGCGGTGATATCACCCGATAGCTGATTCGCGGCGTTTAGGGCGACGAGCTGGTCGCTCATCGTGCGAGCTTCATGCAGCGACGAGCGCATCGTGCGCAGCCCCTCGTTTAGCGAGCTTCCGAAACCCTCGCCAAGATGATTACCGACCTCGCTAATGTTGTTACCCAAACCCTGAATCCGCCTAACCATGCCAGCCATGCGGTCCGTTTCGGTGTCCAGAACGTCCGTAATCGCCCACATCGCGTGCTCGATGTACGAGGGCGAAGCAATGCCCAGACCGTCCTTAAAGCCCTCCCAGAGCCCGCTAGCAAAGTCGTGGACTGCGTTGAATGCCGAGCTGATCTTGTCCTTGATCGCCTGGACTACTCGGTCGAAGATACCCCGAACTGTGCCAGGCAACCCGTTGATAACATTGACAATGCCATCTCGGATATTCCGGCCCATCTCCTTAGCCTTGTTCCAGGCGTCAGTGAGCTTGTTCCGAATGTTGTTGTACAGGGTGGTAAAGAAGGTAGCAACTCGAGACGGCAGGTTGCGGATGAAGCTGATGAACCCATCCACCACTCGCTGACCATAGGTCTTCGCAGCATCCCAAGCATTACGAAGCCAGCTGATAATTCTCGAGACCATGTTGCTGAAGAAGGTAGCAGCCCGACCAGGCAGTGAAGCAAACCACTGCAAGATCGAGGTGACCACGTTCCCAGCCGACTCGATCACCTGAGCAACCCATGGAATGAGGATGTTCATCACCCAGTCCACCATGGATTGCCAGATGGCCCCAACCCGTGCAGGCAGCTCTGAGAACCAGGTGATTACTGCAGTGACGATCGCCACTACTGCTTCACCAATGGTGACTGCTGCCTCGTAGAGGAGTCGCAGAATGGTGCCAATGGCGAAACCGATCCAGTAGCCTAGCAAACCAGGCAGCTCAGCAAAGAAGGCACCGATCCTACCGGGCAAGGCCGCCACAAAGGTAAGGAAGCTGTTCCAGGTCGTCACTGCCCAGTTGACGATGTTGTTCCAGAGGTTCGTGAAGAAAGTACCAATGGTGGAGAAGAAAGCAGTGATGCGACCCGGGATCGAGCCGAAGAACAGGATGATGCTATTCCACACCGAGGAGGCGGTCGATGAGATCGAGTTCCAGAGATTGCTGAACCAGCTAGGCAGGTTGAGGAACCACTCCCAGACCGCAGCAGCGGCCGCCTTGATGTGCTCCCAGAGCTTGATGAAGAAGTTCCGGAAGCCCTCGCAATTGTTCCAGAGGAGGATGAATGCCGCGATGAGGGCGACAATGCCAATGATGATCCACGTAATGGGGTTTGCGAGAAAGGCGCCATTGAGGAGCCACTGAGCTGCCGCTGCTCCCTTGATCGCCTTGCTCAGAGCGCTGAAGAGTACAGCGGCATCCCTAAGCCTGATAATCAAGCCAATGATGTTGAGTAGGGAGCCCGCAAAGACCCCAAAGACACCCACGACCACCATCAAGACCGAGACTACCAAAGCGGCCTTGAGGATGAATGCCTGTGTACCTTCACCCAGGTTCTGGAACCACTGAAGAGCTTCAGTCGCGCCCTGGACGAGGCCGCGGAAGAAGTCTTGCAGCGTAGAACCGCTAGTGATCATCAGGGTCTCGATGTTACCCCGAAGGATCTCGATGTCACCAGAGAGGTTGTCGAGTCGCTGGCTCGCGACATCGGCAGCAGTAGTTTGCTCGATGGCAGCAGCCATCTCGGCGAATCCATCAGCACCCTCAGTAGTGAGTGCAATGGCCGAGGCCAGAGCTCGGTTCTGAAAGATGCTTCGAAGCGCAGAAAGTCGCTGCTCCTCGTTCAGCCCAGCAGTCGCGTCCTGCAAGACCTGGAAAATCTCAGCGAGCGACTTGGCCGACCCATCGGCGTTAAAGAACTGGTTAGCTCCATCTTCGGTGATGATGCCCAGTTCCTCGAGAGTGTCTCGAGCCTTCTTCGTACTCCCGCTCAGGGACACCAGCATCTGTCGAAGTGAGGTACCAGCGGTCGAGCCGCGGATACCGTACGTACCGAGCAGAGCAAGTGCGGTGTTAACATCTTCGAAGGGGATACCGAGAGATGCTGCAACACCACCGGCATACTTCAGGGAGACACCCAGGTCTTCGACCTCGATAATGGACGCATTGGCTGCGCCGGCAAGCCGGTCCGCAACCCCAACCGCCTCGTCCGCGCCAAGGCCGAAGGTCTGGACTGCGGACATGAGGATCGTTGCCGCAGTATCAAGCGGAATATCCGCTGCCGCACCGAGGTTGGCGACTCCCTCGCCAATACCATTGATGATATCCTGGGCCGAGACACCCGCCTTGCCGAGCTCTACGAAAGACTCAGCAATCTGGTCGGCGGAGTAGATCGTGTCCTGACCCAGGCGCAGCGCCTCAACCCGGATCGCGTCGTACTCTTCCTGAGTGGCGCCAGAGACCGCCAGGAAGTAGTCCAGCTTGCGCTCGAACTCACCGGCCGCGTTCACCGCGACCATGATGCCGGCACCCATGGCGACACCGGCTCCGGCTACCAGGGTTCCCACACCCATGATCGCGCCTCCGCCCGTTGCAAGGGCGGTAACGGTGTTCAGATGGGCAAGACGAACGGATGTGTACGCGGCCAGAGCCTGCTGTACATCCAGGATCATCTGGCCACGGATCTGACCGAGAGCCAAGGGGTGCCTCCTAGGGGCTAGTTATCGAGCCATGGCGGCTGGATCGGCGAATTGCGTAGGAGCCTCATCCGCGCCAAAGTACTTGCGCATGACCCGCTTCCGAGCCATGTCCGCCTTCCCCTTATGCTGCTTGGGCTTGCTACCCGAGTGAATAGCGTTGTCAACAGCCTCGTTGAGGTCGGCATCGATATGAGTACCGGCGTACCAGACGGCTTGATCTAGGCAATACGCCTCATAGACCCCCTGGATACCCAGAAGGTCTGAGGGCCGGCAGTTCAGGTCCTGGGACATTCTCCAAAGGACCCAAAGGTTCGTGTTGTTACTGACGAAATCGGGCGAGGTCGGTGACCCCCGAGTTCACCCAGTTGAAGATGAACATCCGGTCGCTGTCCGACATCTCGTCGATGTAGACGAGGTCGTCGTCTCGATCGTCTTCGTCCTCAGGAGCAGGGTAAACCCTCGGCTCAACGCAGGTGTCGATGACCATGGTATTGACCAGGTCGAGCATGTCCGCGATAGCTGCCGGGTCTTCGATGGCCTTGCCGACCTCAGCCTGATCCACACCCCCCTGCTTGATGCCCTGCTGCACCAGAGGCAGAAGGGTGTTTGGGATCTTGCCCTGAGAGAGGTAGGCCTGCATGCCGCCCGGGTTCTTCACCTTGACGACGAGACCGCTGGGCAGCTCGAGCGTCGTGCGGACCCTCTTCTTGAAGTCCGCCGCGGAGCTGGGCTTGCGGTCCTGAGGCTGCTTCTTGGTAGCCATGTCTTTGGTCCTCCTGGGGATCAATTTCGTTCTGTTGTTGTGTTGCTGAGATGGATCGATGATGTGAGGTCGTTCGTTTCGTTATGTCGTATTGCACCCCTAAAGGGTGCATATACGAATACCAAAGACGAAATACCCCGCATCGATCACATCATATCTGATCCGGAGCGCGGAAGGGGGTTTCCTGTAGTCCTTCCACTCCTGTGAATCAGGCGGTGGCGATGGTGCCGGTGTACTGCATCGTGTCGGTGCCGGCGGTGTTCGTCGCCGTGACGGTGAAGTCGTAGGCGCCGTCCACGGTCGGAGTGCCGGAGAGCAGACCACCCGTGGAGAGCGTGAGACCGTCCGGCAGGGTGCCAGCGGTAACCGCCCAGGTCGGAGTGGGCGAACCAGTGGCCGCCAGCTGCTGGCTGAACGCCGCGTTCTGCGTCATCTCGTCGAGGTCGGTGGTGGTAATCACAGGAGCGACATCGAGGGGGTTGAGGATCGTGGCGGGGTCGATGGCAGCCGCGGACTCGCGCTGCTCGAACCAGAACAGGTCCTCGTTGTCCAGGTCGCCGTAGCCCTTGCCCGAGCAGGACGTGAGCATGAACGACCCGTTGGCGAACTCCAGCTCGAAGTCGCCGTCCGCCTTGCATCGACGAACGCAGCCGACGAAGTCACCGCCGTTGTCAGAGATCGCTCGACCCACGACCGAGAAGTACGGGCGCGAGTGAGAGGTCTTCTTGACGAAGCGGCGAACTGCCTCCGGCGAAGTGCCGGTCTCGGCAACGGTACCACCGACGAGGACTCGGACGACCTCGAGCGAAACACCGCCGCCCTCCAGGTCCCAGTCGACCGTCGGACCAGAGCCGTGGGAGGCGATAGTGCGGTCGTCGCCGGCGAGCTCCTCGAAGTCCTCCGTCTCGCTGAAGGAGAACGTGCGAGAGGCCGGCAGCTTGACCGCGGCATCCGTGTCAGGCTGACCGTCGGGGCCATCGGGGATGAGCCAGACCTCGCGGAGACCGAACGGCAGCGCGTAAGCGGGCATCGTCATGGTGTGCTTTTCCTTTCAGGTGTTGCGGATGGTTCGTGGAACCGCCGCGTCGTGACGTCGAGCGTCTCGAGATCGATGGTGTGGAGAACTACCACACCGGGCGCAGCACCGCACTTACGGCGCTTGCACTTCACTTCCAGCTTCTTGCGGTCATCCGAGAGGATGCCGTGAAGCGTGGACTTACATCTGAGTTGATGGGTCATAATATCCGTACGCTTCCCTAATCGCCTGTGATCGGTCGTGCCGATAATCGGGTCAAGTAGGCGTACTGGACAGTCCCACCCGCCGTTAACGGATCCGAATCGGTGCCTCAGGGCTTGACTCGATCGTCAACGCGCCTTCGAGCGCGCCTTCACGGACGTGTCGATACGCGAGGCACCCTTGACATCGACGGTGCCCACAGCGCGATTGATCTTCGCCGGCTGGGCCTTCGGCTCCACCTTGGCCGCCTCCTTCTTGCTGACGACCTCGAAGTTTCCGTAGACCCTGGGGTTCTCGAGCAGAGCCTTGGCCACCGACTCGTTCACCTCGACGGGCTCGTCGCGAGTGAAGACCACCGGCTGTGCGAGATCGCCCCCGTGCTTCTTGAGATCCTCGGGCGAGAGTCGCCGGAAGTCGGCGTTCCCCTGGTAGACCAGGTGCTTCATGGTGTCTCCTTGATGAGAGAATTGAACCTACTGTACTTCATGACAGTACTGAGGGTCAGATCGTTGAGGTCCTGACTGGTCTCAAGAAACGAGGTGAGAATGATGTTCGCTTCCTTGTTTGACCAGTTGTGAAAGAGCTGATAGAGTCGACTCAGCACATCATCGATGCGCAAGTAGTCACCCGTCTCGGTGTCGGAGAAGTCATGAACGAAGAACTGAAGATACTGCCGCTTAATCGGCTCATCCTCAGCCAAGTCTTCGTTCGACCCTGTTCCGAACTTGTAAACGATGAAAGGGTGTTCCTCTACCGCCGAGGTCATCGACTTCTTGGCGAAGACCCTACCACCTACCAGAGCCTGAAGCTCCGGATCATTAACCATCCGGTTGTAGATGGCGATGCGGGGGTTCATATGATATCCCCCTCTGAGGTCGTCATGTCACTTGCCCCTACCTCTCTGAAGAGCCGTGGAGCCCATCGTTCGAGCGTGGGCATGATGACAGCGAAATTACCGCCCTGGATAGTCTCGAGCCACTGACCGTATTCCACCGAGTGATACAACGTGAGCTGCACCGAACTCAAGGAAGATGTGACCTCCACACCCAAGCCGGCTCGAGCATCGCCTGTCCGGTCTTGCCAGGGGGCGTTCGCCCGAGCATCAGCGAGGATCTGCTGAGCATACTCCTCGAAGACTTCTTCAGCATCGCCCTTGGGGTCGAACTCGCCATAGAGACTGCCGAAGTCAGTGCCTTCCCAGAAGATACCAACCCTAGGCATTGGGACCCCCGTCGAAGTCAAGGACACAAAGAGTGCTCTCGAAGCGGAAGGGATGAACCCGGTCCACTCGGTACTTCAGGCCTCGCCAGAGGAAGGTGTCGTCTACCTGGATGTCTAGGTTGTGACGACCGATGAGGAGGAAGGTATCATCTGGAATCTCGCCAGCCTCAGTATTGACGAGGCCAGGAGACAGGCGCCGGATATTCTGGACGATCCGAGCCTTCTGAACCGGCAGCGGAGGGCCTGGTGTGGAGGTCAGACCCCCCGCTGCTGTTCTAGTTGGAGGCAGGTCCCGAGTGACCGTAATGAACACAGGGTCCGCATCGATGAAAGCGCCAACTACGCGGCGCCTCATGATCAGCTCGATCCGGTCCATGGTCGTACGATCCTTCCGATTCGGGACCTCCCATCTGAGGGTCCAGCGGGGGCCTTGAGGTAGGTGGCCATCATGCCTCTGGCATTGTCGAGCAGGTCGCTGAACTTCCTGCTAGCCGCGCCATCGACAACGTCCACCAGATTGGCGAAGTGAGCCGCCTTGATTCGCCACCCCTCGTAAGCCGCTCTCTCCATGTGAGGCGACGTGCGGAGGATCTCCGCGAGGTCATCATCGGTGAAGAGAGACTCCTCCCCTTCCGCCACCAGCTCGCCGATCTTGAGACGAAGCTGGCGAAGGTTCGCCTGGGTGGCCCTCACAGCTCAGTCCTCCGAGACCTCGGCCCGGTGAGCGCGGATGGCCTCGCGGACCTGGCTGACCTTGGTGAGGCCGGTGATGTCCACACCCTCTTCGGCGGCCAGGGCCTTGAGCTCCTTGCCTCGGAGCTCGTCGAGGTCATCCCCCTGGGCCTTGTCCTCGTCATCCTCAGTGGGCTCCTCTTCAGCGGCCTCGTCGGCCTCCTCGGAGGGCTGCTCCTCGGACTCCTCGGTCGCCTCGACCTCCTGCTGCTGCAGGTTCGCGAGACGAGCCTCCTCCTGCTCCTGCATCTTCCTCAGATGGAACCTCGGGTCGTTGCTGATCACGCGCCCGCGGGAATCGAGGAAGGTCACGATGTCACTCATGGGTGTTGTCCCTTCGTTGGTGTGGGATGGGGGAGTGGAGGGGGTAGATCACCTACAACCTACCCCCTCCTGCCCGGTCAGACCGAGGCGGCGTCGTAGACCGCGGGAACCTCGTACGTACCGCTGGCCTTGACCTGCATGATCACGCCTGCACCGCGGTGACGGATGCCGGTACCCAGACCCCGACGGTAGAACGAGTCGACCAGCGGGTAGTCCGAGCGCTGACCCGGGATGATCTTCAGACCCCGATAGGCCGGGTTGCTGTGCTCCCGGATACCAATGGGGTTGCCGATGTTGAGCGGACCGCCCGAGGCCAGGCCGACGAGGTAACCCGCCGGGATGTTCTCGTGCTCGACCACGTGCCAGGGCCCATAGGTCCCGATCTCACCCGGGACGGTGCCCGTCGGCGCACCGACGTAGCGGCCGTCGTTCGGCACCCAGACCCCACCGCCGTAGAGGCTGGGGTTCGGGATGAAGTCGAACTCCGCACCCGAGGAGGTACGGAGCGCCTTGATGATCGCGGCCTCCTGCTTGTTGACCCACAGCACCAGCCGGTACCCGTTCGGCAGCGTGTAGCCGTGCTCACCGAGCGAGTCCGCCATGGTCTTCAGGTTCGCCGACGTGACCGCCGTGTTGCCCGAGACCAGGTAGTGGTTGTGAGTGCCGTTGAAGGAGGTACCCGCGTAGGTCGGGGGGACCTCGCCGTCGCCGTTGTAGAACCGGTAGACGGTCAGCGGCTCGTTCTTGTCGGTCAGGCCGCCCCCGTTGATGGGGTTGAAGAGCGCCTGCATGACCTTGCGGAAGACGAGCTTGGTGTCCGCCTCCAGAGCCATGTTGTTCAGCTGCTCCAGCTGACCGCGGTCGGCCTCGGCGAGGTACATCCAGGTGTACCGAATCGCCAGGTCGTAGAACTTGAAGTCGAACCCGCGGTACAGACGCGAGACCCCACCTCGAATCCCGACCGGCTGACCGTACTCCGAGGCCTCCTCGAAGTCCACCTCGCTCGGCAGGGCGACCTCCTCGAGCGGACCGGTCACGCGGAACGTGAGCTGGTCGATGAGGCGCTCCTTGGCAGCGTTCCGCATCCGGATCGTCGCCTGGACCTCGTTCCAGAAGGCGTTGAGGTCCGTGCCGTCGGCGGCCTGGATGACGTCGGCTCGCTCGTTGAAGCCGGCCTCCTCACCCACGATGTCGTCGAGGAGGAGGTCGAGCAGCTGGATCTTCTCGGGCTTCGGCTGCATGATGGTAGCCATGTTCTTACCCTGTTCCTTTCTTGGATGTATGGTTACCGAGTAGCTCAGGCCGAGACCCGAACCACCAGCCGGCCAGAATCGACGATGTAGCCGATGGGGGTGTTGGCGACAGCGGGCTCGCCGCCGTCATCCGCGTCCGCCGTGAGCGAACCGTCGGGTGCCGCGTAGACCCGCGTACCCGGCAGAAGCTCCGAGTCGACCTCGACGATCTCGCCGGAGGTCATGATGTCGACGACGTCGCCCTCACCGAGACCCATGTAGGCGGTGGCCAGCGGGTCGCCGTACAGCGAGTTGCCGAAGCGGACACCGGGCTGACGAGGCAGGTTCTTCACCACCACGCCGATGATGCCGGTGTCACCGGCGCCGAGGACGACTCGCCCGTCGGAGTTGAGGCCCACACCCACCGGGCCGGCCTCGCCGTTCGAGTCCGCGGTGATGCCGTGGTCCTCGCCCAGCCGCCCGCGGAAGCCGCCCGAGATCGGGTCGTACTTGTCGTAACGAGCCATGAGATGGCTGTCCTTTCTTGAGTTGCCTGGAAGCGCTGAAGATTACTGGTTCTTCAGCGCCGGGTAGCGCTCGAGGATTTCCTCCTCGGATGCGCCAGTCTTCTTGCGACCCTTGGCTCCGAACCCGGAACCGCTGGGACCGCCGTCTTCGGTACCCACCCGAACAAGGTGCGGCTTCTTCGTAGCGAGGGCCTTCACGGCTGCCTCCACTGAAGCCTGGTCGATGATGAAGAGTTCGTCCTCGTCTTCGGTGATCTGGATGTTCTGGCGATCGGTCTGGGCCAGCGCGTCGTCCAGGTCGATGAAACGCAGCTTCTCCGCGGCCTTCTCGATGGCCCGGTTTACCCGGTCACGTCGGATGCCATTGAGCAGCTGCTCGTTCCTCTGGTTGGCTTCCTGGAGCTTCGCCTGAGCCTGGGCAAGTTCGCCCTTCTCGGCCAGCTCAGCATCACGCTGAGCCTGCTCCTGCTGGCGAACCTTCTTCTCGTACTGCCGACGAGCCTCACGCTCCTTACGAAGCGCCTCAAGCAGTGCTGCACGATCGGCAGCGGTCAGCTCCTCAGGCTCGTCAGGCTCGTCCTCAGAGTCCTCGTGCGACTGATCGGCATCGTCATTCGACTGCTCATCGCCGGCAGCCTGGGACGAATCCGGGACCTCTTCCTCTGCGCCCTCGATCACCTCGGGCCAGTGCAGCAGGGTGGTGTTCATCAGTGGGTACCTTTCTTGGGTCACGCATCACGCGTGGTCGGGCGAGGCATCACGCCTCTTGTGTGGGCTGGGCTTCCGTGCCAGCACTCTCATTCGGTCGTCCGGCATTGTTGCTCTGGTTGCCGAGGTTGACCGTTGAGTTCTCAGGGACCTCCTCCTTGACCTGGCCTCGCGCCTCGGTCTCGGCGGCGATCTCCTGAAGTACCTTCGTACCCTCATTGGGGTCGAAACTGTAGCCGAGCTCCTTCTCCAGGAGCGTTCGATAGGTCTCGGCGGAAATGATCCGCCGGTCCTTGAGGTTGTTCAGCTCGTTGATGACTTCAGTCCGGCTCTTGGGCAGCTTTTCACCCAGGACTGGCTCGATGTCGGGCGTCAGCTTCACGCCCTCGTAGACATCATACCAGGAGCACCAGTCGTACCAGAACTGACGAAGCTTATCCACACCATGCCGGTCGCGGTCTTCGATCTTGGCCAGCGTGGGCATGAAGCGGATAGCGAGTGCTATCCCCGACTGAGCCACCGAAGCCTCGACCGTACCGAGCGCCACATCTGTGAGTGAGGAGGCTTCCCGAAGCTTCCGCTCGATGTACTCGATGTTGTCGGTAGCGGGCGTGATCGAGGTAACACCCTCGAGACGGCGGAAGTACGATCCGGTGGGGACTTCCATCACCTTACCGGGTGCGACCTCCCAGTCGGTTTCATTGCCCTGGTCATCGACCGGACGACCACCGTCAGTGGCATAGACCCCGAGACCCTCGAGCGCCAGTGCAGCAGCGACGTCAGTGGCTCCCTGGCTGACCTCATAGAGCAGCGAGTCGAAGCCTCGGAGCTCCGACGAGCCGTACTGATCGATATCCCAGGTCTTATTCTGGAACCAGTAGACCGGGATCGAGGTGATCCGAGGATCGAGAGAAGCTCGAGGGTAGACCACCTTCACGAGCTCAGGCTCTCGGCCCCACCACTTATTCTTGAGGCTGTAGATGCCCTCCTCACGGAAGACCAGCCGCTGATGGGTGACCTCGTCCTCAACCAGCTCGTAGGTAAGCTTCTGAACCCTCTCCTCGCCCTTCTCGTCATCGACGAAGAACTTGACCAGATGGCACTTCACCATCTTATCAGGGTTGTCTTCATCCCACACGGGGAAGACCGAAGAAGGATCGACAGAGTTGATGCTCAGCCGGCTGCCAGCAGGCTTGTAGGGGTTACCCCGCAGGTGGAACGCGAAGTCGCCGATGGCGACCCCTCGGTGCTTGGCGGTGTGGAACCTCGAGAGAAAGCGCTCGCGGTTCATGAACGCCGTAAGGGCCTCCTGAGTCTGCTGGTTCTGAGAGACGAAATCCAAGCCCTTCAAGATGTAGTGAGCGGTGGTGTCGACAATGACCCGAGCATTCGGGACGTAGATCGATTCCTCACCCTCGAGTACTCGCAGCTCGAACTGCGTGGGCTCGTTCCAGTACAGGTCGTCATAGTGGCTATACGCCTGTAGCCGAAGAAGATCTTCCTCGGGGATCCAGTAGGGCTTGATAGCAGACTGCAGCCACTGCTCGACACCCGACCACTGGGTTGTAACGGTCACGCAGCCCGCCTCCTTCTTCCTCTCGTCTTGGCCGCGACTCGACTCTGTCGCGATTGTCTTGCCTTGTCGTACTGCGTCATGTGGCCCTTGAAGAATCGACCCAGTGCCTCCGGGCCATGGTTGTCCTTGTCCATAGGCATCTCGCTGTCATTTCTCGTATCGCTACTGCGATCCGGCCAGCGGTAGCCCTCCCCCATCTCCCAGATCAGCTGAGTGCAGGACCTATCAACCACGAGCCCAACATAACGATCCGGGTGATCCTCCGGCAGCCAATCAGGCCTCGACTTCAGCGCCGAGCGGATCATCGCGAGCCGAGTCTTCAGTTCACCACCCGTGTTCGCCCTGGTGGGAACCCCGAGATGCCTTGTGAGGATTCGGGCATCGTCGGGACCGGCCGGGTCTACGTAGATCGCCGAGAGCTTCTGCGTGAGCGGGTGGTCCTTGAACTCATTCTTGGCAATGTCCTCAGTATCCCGCTGGAAGAAGCGATGTTCACCAATGACATTAACCTGATGGTTGTAGGGGTTGAGTTGAATCCAGAGCCAGACCCATGCGTTGGTGAAGCCGAAGTCCACCGCGGCGAAGAGGGGCCAGTCGGGGTTGAACTTGAGGTTCTGGACATGGATATCGGAGTCCCACTCCTTCATCACTCGACCGTACCTCTGGACGAACTCGCCCCCGTATTGCCGACGGAACTCATCCTCGGTCAGATCATCCTCAGCTTCGAGGATCTCTGGGTCATTACGACCGCCGGGGAAGACCACATGGTTTGTCCAGCTCGGCATCCGCCAGGACTTCCATTGAGTCTTCGTGATGTCCTGACCTCGGTTGTAGGCCCAGAAGAGCAGCGAGTTTTCTGTTGCATCTTCGGGCACCCCCGACATCAGGCTCATGCCTCGCTTGTCCGAGAGGGCTGGTCGGACGTAGTCACCAAACATCCGACGTCGGTGACGACCGGCCTCGACCAAAAGAACGAAGTCGAGACCCTCACCGACCAGGCTCTCGGGGTGACGTGCAGAACGGCACTCGAGGTCGAATCCCCAGCGAGTCTTGATGTGCATGTTGCCGTTGTCGGCATTGTACAAGAACTTGCTAGAGATTTGGTCGATGCCGAGCTTCTTGAAGGTGTCGTAGACGATCCGGAACTCCTTCTCACAGTCAGAGTACTCCGGACCGATAATCCATCCAGTGAGCGGCTCACCGCGGAAATTCCGCATGAATGCCAGGGTCTCAACCTCTTTGCCGCCAAGCATGGTCTTCCCCCACCGTCGGCCATTGCAAAGCACTCGATGCCTGGTAGCATCGTAGTGAATCAGCTCTTGCCCTCGGTGTGGGGTATAACCTGTCTCCTTGAACCAGAGGTCCTTTCTAAAGACCTGGCCTTCCTCCGGAAGAACCAACGGTTGCATGTGAACTCCTAAGCTTGAGTCCCTCTCTTTCGCGGATAGCGAGGTCGGGGCCTTCTGCGCGAACGGGTTGGCGGCATATTACCATACCAGAAACTGGGATCCGGATCAGCCCGAGGATTGTTAGTCTGTCCCGTGATCGACATCAGCCGAAGCTTGTCACTGGCGGTAAGAGCGTCTGCACCCTTGTCGTAAACGGTGTTGTTTTGGACACCGACTCCATTGAACTCCGAGTATCGGAGGTCAGGATCACGAGGCAACTGAGCTTTCTCAGTGACTTGTCCATAGGCAATTGCCGAGATGACGATGGTACCAACTGCGGAACCGTGTCGCTCATTATCCACACCAGGGGCTGAGCCAGTCGCGGTGCCCGAGATGACCAGGGTCCCCTCAGCGGCCCCCTCCTCCGACGGGATGACCGGAGTATAGCCTTCAGCTCGGCCCTCGAGACTGATCGTCCCCTCAGCAGCACCGTGAGCTTCATTGACCCCCGGCGCATGCCCAAAGGTCGAAGCAGACAACTCAAGTGTGCCACTGGCTCCGCCGTGCGAGACGGCGACTTCGGGTGAGTGACCCTCAGCTAGCCCCTCTAGCTCCAGGGTCCCCGAAGCAGCTCCTCTGGTGATGGTGACATCGGGAGCCCGACCCGATGCCTCCCCCGTGAGAGTCAGTTCCCCCGAGACTGACCCCCGGGAGTCCTCGATGCTGGGGGCATGCCCACTCGCGAGCGCGTCGATATCGAGCGATGCAGCGACCGATCCCGTCGATTCTGAGATCTCTGGAGCGCTTCCTGAGGCTTCCCCACTGATTGAGAGGGTGATCGATGCTTCGCCATGACCGGAAGCGACCCACGACTCCACACCAACTGGCGCAATCGCGGTCGTCGTGCACTGCACGAACGTCGCGCCCTTGCTGATGCAGGTGTTGTACTGCTCCTGCGTCTCGCAGACGTGACCCCATACCGGCTTGCCGTAGGACAGAATATTAGTCCACGGGGTGGTACCAGCATCCCAGTTCATGCCGGGGATGTCGACGTACGGCATCCGGTCGGCGATCGTCTGCTCGGGCGTGTTCGAGTAGAAGTACGCCGCGACGAGGTAGCCCGCCGCCTTCGCCGCCTGGAACCGGGGCAGCGTGGCCGCGCCGTCGATCTTGACGATGGCCCGCTCCGGCCCGAGGTAGGTGTCGAGCATGCTGAGGAAGTCGGCCATGTAGTTCGCCGCGCTCGACTTCGGGTCCACCAGGAAGATGAAGTCCTCGGGGAGCGTCTGGAAGATGTCGATGGCACGCGCGAACGGCTGGGGCGCACCGGTCGGGCCGACGACAGCGTGCAGCGAGAGCACTTGCGCGCTGGTCAGCGACTCGATGTACTGGCCGTCGTAGGTCGTCTCCAGCGCCACCCGATCTGGCGTCGCATCGTGAGTACCCACCCAGACGCCGTCGCTGGTGCGCAGGCAGGACACCTCGATGACGCCGTGGCCGTAGTTCGCGGCCATGCGCGCCCCGTACTCGGTCATCTCCGGGTAGGTCCCGCCGAGGTTGCGGTGCGCCCACGTCGCGCCGGGCGTCTCCAGCATCTGCTGCACCGATACGAAGCCCTGGCCGGTAACCTCAGGCAGAGGCTCCGGGTCAGGATCATCCTCCGATGCGGGGGCGAGCGTAAGTCCCTGAAGCCCAAGCCCCGCGGCATTCTCGTACGTTACCGTAGCCGGATCAGTCGAGGTTGCATCTGCCGTGTAGTCGCCCACCCAGAGGGATGTACGAGAGACATTTGTTGCCGATGTTGTAACAACGAACCCCACCTGGTCGTAGCCTGACGGTGTGGCTGTTGGCCCGTTTACGCCACCAGCGGTCTGCTCCGTACCAGCTAGGAGGATCGTCTTGTCACCAGGCTCGATGGGACCGTAAGAGCTGAGAGTTCGAGAATTCTCAGAGACGAATGTGCCGTTGTAAGTGGTGTGGTAGGCACGAACAGGAGTCGTGGCATGAACACCGCGGTAGACGGCGGCGATCAGAACACGTCGCGTATCGGCACCGGAACGGCTGAAGGTCACCAAGGTGGGAAAAGTCCCGACATCTGTAACTCGACGTGCATACGTACCCGTCATGCGGCCATAGTTCGTAGCTGAACCCGGCCAGGGTCGACCGATACGCTCGAAGCCGCCGTCGTTGGTGAAATCCTCGGTGAGTACTGTGGCCTGATCTCGGATGAAGACCAGAACCCAGTCTCCCACCTCCAGACTGAAGGAAGAGAAGTCGGCGACTATGGTGGACCCCGCCGCCTGGAAATTCGTGACGGGAGTCCCCACCCGGCTGATGGCCATGGAGAACTCCTAAATCACTCAGGCGGTGCGCTGGATGTTGAGCGTGACGGTGTCGACGATGTACTCGCCGAGGGCGTTGAACGTGCCGTCGGACTCGGCGGAGAGCTCCATGGCATCGATGAAGTTACCATCGATCGCATCCCAGAAGCCAACGTGAGTGACGGCGCCGTTGGGGGTGCCACCACTGAACGAGAGGTTCGACGCGGTGAGCGAACCAGAGCCGGGCGTCAGGTCGACAGCGACTCGGTCAGCGCTGGTTTCGTTGGCTCCAGTGGTGCCAGGGTCCGCCGAGTGAAGCGATGCGTAGACGGCGGCCTCGGAGATCGAGGTCATCGCCACGTCGATGAAAGACATGGGTGTTCTCCTTGCTTACGGCCGCTTGCGCGGTTCCTTCGGGGGGTTGTAGGGCACCGAAGCGGTCGCCCCAGCACGGGCGTAGCCTTCCGCCCGCTTGGTCGTGGCGCCCCGGTAGCCGTCCACCGGGATGCCGTTGGGGTAGTGGCGCTTCACGTTCTTCCAGGTGTTGAGGTAGCGCTGCAGCTCCAGCACCCACTGGTAGTACCGCTCCGACACGGGACCCCAGTCGCCGTCGGCGACCAGCCCGTGCGCCCGCTGCCAGCGCCTCACCCCGTCGATGGTCTGGGGGAGGCCCATCTTCTTCAGCCGCCCCTTGATGCCGACGCTCGGCGCCTTCGGCTTAGAGCTCGGCTTAGAGCTGGTATTGCCACCCCACGCCTTGGGGCTGTTGCTGATGCCCTTCGGTGTGGAACCCACCTTGAGGCCGAAGTAGCGGAAGTCGATCTCCGGGTTGCGAGTGCTGTATCGAGACGGCCAGACCTCGAAGTGTAGGTGGTAGCCTGTGGTATTGCCGGACAGGTCGGTCTTGCCTAGGTAGTCGCCCTGCTCGACCCTGTCGCCTTCCTTCCAGCGAGAGTCGGCCAGGCAGTGACCGTAGAGCTGGAACTCACCATCCGGGTTCTGGATGATGACGAGGTTCGGTGTGCGACCCGGTGCCCAGGACGAGGACGACTTGCGCGAGCCATGCGGGACGCCGCGAACGATCTCGACGATCTTGCCCGCAAACGCGGCGTACACCTTCTTCGACTTGCCGCCTCCGGCGATGTCGAGCCCGAGGTGGATACCCGAGCCTCGCCTGCCGTACCGGCTGCTGACGTACCCCTCGACGGGGGAGACCATGCCTGCCATCAGTCCCCCTCCTCTCCCTGGTCTTCGGTGTCGACCGGGTATTCGGTGGTGTCCAGGTCACTCAGGTCGAGTCCGGCGAGAATGTCCTGCTGGAACTTACCCATAGCTGATCTCCTTAGTACCAGCTGAACACTGGCTCATCTTCTGTTAGGGTCACCACCAGGTGATGGAGGTGAGGTACCCTATTCTTCAGGTCGGTTCTACTGGGGCCCACACCTCCTGAGGGGTGCGAGTGCCAGAGTGTAATGGTGTTAGGCTCGGCAGCTTCTGGCCTGATGCCCGCTTCGCGCAGCGAGTCGAAGATGTCTTGCTGCACGATCCTGAAGCTCCGTGAGGGCTCCGCCGCATGATTCGGCAGTGCAACTACCTGACCGTTTGCGAGGAGTAACCCTACGGCTTCCTGAGGTGCTTCTCGCACGCATATATTGATGATGGCGCGCTGCACCTGCTCATTGAGGTCTGGAAGGCTCAATCTTGCCCCTTAAGACGGCCTCGAGATCGTGTTCGTCGAGGACGCCCTTCTTGGCGAGTACTGCTACGAGCCTGAGCGTCATGCCGGCAAGATCGACGGGGCCGGAAGCCTGAGCTGGGGGCGTCTTCTTGTCGGGTAGGCGCAGCACTGGGTCCTCACCATGCTTGGTGAAGACGTGCTTCATGCCAATGTGCTCTTGCTGATCGACCCCGCAGATCGTGCACGGCTCATCCATCGGTAATAGCCTCCTCGTACTCCGCGTCGATCACGTCTGCGTCAGCCTCACCGATAGGCATGGTGACACCAGGGAGGTGACCCACTGTGTAGTTCGACTGAGGGCCGAAGGTCTGACCCGGGTTCGCCATGACCGAGGCGAGAATGCCCTGCAGCTTGACCGAAACATCCGTCTGAACGTGCTGCTTCGGCTTGCCGACGACGTGCTCGAGGAGGAACTTGGCAATATCTGCCTTGACGTTGGCTGAAACTAGCGGTCGGCCCTTGAAGTCGACCTCTTCACTCGCCAGGAGAGTCGTCAGAGACTCCAAAGCGGACACTGTCATGGAGTTCATCTCTGCCTTGACCATGGCAACATACCGTTCCATGGCGCGTTCGTGAACTTCCGCAGTGATCCACTTGGGTCGGGGGCCTCGGAAGGTCCCATCGGGACCACGAGCGCGGCCTCGAGCGAGCTCTTCAAGGTCCCACTCTTCGACTGGCTTGCGGTAGAGGTAGTCCAGCTCCTGATCCGTCATACGAGCCATTCGCTTCGCCTTACGACGAGCTCGTTCACGGATCTGCTTCGGCGAAAGGCTCTTGCCATCTGGTGTGCGCGGCGCCATCTGCGTCGGCAGCTTGTCCCGAAGCTTGCCCGAGGCATGCTGACGAATATCCGGCGTCTCCCGAAAGTCGACCGTGAGGATTGAAGCCGTGGATTCCTCGGGTGTGGGAGTCATTCGGCTCTCCTTCTAACGACGAGTAATCCCGATGGAGGATGATCGGCCCGTCGCCGGGAGGTCGTCGGAGTCTCTACGGGTTGTTCGGGCCTTGGCATCCACCTTTGGGTGTGGCTTTGACGAGTTGCTGACCCGGATTTGTGCCTGATGGGACATCGTACGATCGGCCACTAGCTTATGGTAGTGTGTGAGCGTCCCGCGCATCCGCCAGAGCAGGGCAAGAAGCATTACCTGCCCCAGCAGAAGGAGGACCAACAGGATGGTGTTTAGCATTGGTGGGGGTTCCGATCGTCGGTGTGCTTGTATCAGGCACAAATCCGGATCATGTGGACGATATCAAGGAGTGGTTTGAGTCCGCAACTCGTTGCCATTAGCTAATGGAGCCCTTATGGCCGCTAATTTTCATTCCAGACAACGGTCGCGCAGCCTCTTTGAGGCTCTCAATCAAGCCCGATAAGGCAGAGGATCTCGTACATGAGCAGCCCTGAGCCCGGCTCAAGCACCCGAGCTCGCTCTTGGAAGCGCTTTATGTCCTCTTGAGAGACGTAAGGAGTCGACTTCAGTAGCCGAAGCGCCCTCACATGCAGCTCATGACGCGGAATCTCCTGGGACAAACGCAGGTTATACTTCGGCCGAGGGGCTTTTTCGACCAAAGCCCTGCGCATGATAGCGTTGCCAACTAGGGTCAGCTCATGATGGGAGCGCTCGTGGCGCTTCCTCTTCTGCGACTTCCTCAGTGGACGACGGTGATCGGCAATCATAGCTCAGTTCCTCCTATCCAATGACCAGCTGACGATGGTCAAGAAGGCCGCCAACACTGCAATCCAGAACCATTCGACCATCGTCATAGCTTGATAGCCGTTTGATCGATGAACAAGACCAGGAAGGTGGAGACAATCATGGTCTCTTCTCGGCTCAGGTTGGCGCCTCGCTTACGATCGATGGCGGTGCTGAGCTTGTTGAGGAGGTTGTTGAGCTGTTCTTCTGTGAGCTCAGGCATCCTGTGCCTGCCCCGAGCTCGGCGTCATCTTCGCCAGGGCGGCCTTGGCCTTCTCCTGAGCGAGCTTCGCTGCCTCCTGGCGCCGCTTGCGCTCGTGCTTGGCAGCTCGCGCCTGGACCTGAGGGTCCTCCGCGCGTCGGGCGGCTCGCTTGGCCTTGTAGGCCTGGCGGGCAGGGCTTGATCGAGGCATGATGGCAACTCCTTAGTCATGCGTCGCCCCCGTTGGGCAATGCGATACCAACTATGCTATAGATCTCAGGCCACGATGTCAAGGCTTTCATTCCACACCAAACGGCCAATCGCGCAGAACACACCACTAACCCCGCCCAGTCGGGGGTCCTGAGCGGGGTAGCGGCCAGCCTAGCCCGTGAAGGCGGCTGGGGTCAGGGGGTCAGCGTCGAGCCAGGCGGTGACGGATAGCCGTCAGGGAGCCTCCTGCGAGGGCCATCAGGGCGGCGAGGGTGATCGCCCCCGTGTGCTGCTCGGCGCCCGTGTGAGCGAGCTCGTCGACCTCGGCCTGCACCTCTGCCTGCGCCTCTGCCTGCGGAGTGACGGTGCGCTGGCGGGCCTGCGGGGTGTTTGTCGGCGCCTCCTCCTCGACCGGCTCCTCACTGTCCGGGGTGTCCGGGGTCTCAGGCTCGGGCTGCTCCGGGGTCGCCGGGCACTCGACCGGGTCGATGACGATGGTCCGCGAGTAGCGGTACTCCTCGTGCGACTCCTCCTCGGTGATGACCGTGGTCCGCTCGTCCTTGACCTTCCAGCCGTCGCCCTCGGGCACCTCGGTCATCCACTCGCCGGGGATGTGCTTGGCGAACTTGTACTCCTGGTGCGACTCCTCGGGGATGGCCGGGACGTGGCGAGCGAACTTGTACTCCCAGTGGCCCTGCTCCTCGACAGCAGGCACGTAGTCGGGGTTGGTGACCTCGATGGTCTCCTCACCCTGCGCCGGGTGCTCGATGGTCTCGGTCCAGGCGTCCTTCACCAAGACCTGCTCGTCGTAGGCTTCCTTCACGAGCTCCTGCTTGGTGTGCTGGGTGCGCTCGTAGAAGGTCTTGAACTCCCACCACTCGGGCTTGTCGTTGGTGCCGACGCCATCGACGATGTACTTGTAGTCGTCGTTGTCGACCCAGATGAAGCCGTGACCGCCGTGCTTGGTGTACTTCCAGAGGGTCTTGTACTCGGCCTCGTGGTGCACGGTCTTGTACTCGGCGGGGTGCTCGATCGTCTCCGTCCACCCTGGCACGTAATCCGGGTTCGGGATCACGATGGTGGGCGTGCCCTGCTCAGGCTGAGCCTCGACGTCGACGACCCATCGCTCAGCGATCTGGGTCCAGCCCTCACCAGGCGACTCAGTGACCCAGTCGGTCTGCTCGTACTCGCCGGGCACGTACTCCTGGTCGATGACCGTGCGCTCCTCGATCTGGACCCAGCCCTCACCCTCCGGCGCAGCCAGGACCCAGTCGGTCTGCTGGTAGAAGGCCACGAGGAACTCAGTCAGCGTCTCCTCCTCGACGTCGACCACGGTCTGGGTCTCGATGACCTCCCACCCGTCGCCGTCGGGAGGGGCGGTGAGCCAGCCCGTCTCCTCCTCGGTCGTCGAGCCCTCCGAGGGGATGCACGTGTCGAGTGTGCCGGGAGTGGCCATCGCCGTGCCCGCCAGGCCGAAGCCGAAGATCAGCGGTGCGGCAACACCGATGGCAAGCAGTCGCTTCTTCATGTGTTTCTCCTTGTTGTGTTCTCCCGCCGTGTTGCGGGGAGTCTATGTAACCTCTCGCTTACGAGCCTTCATCTCGCGCTTGATCTTTCGGATCGCAGGCGTGTCCCACTCACTGCCGAAGTCCCAGTCGCTGCAGTGCTCGACGCGGGCGAAGACATCGTCCCAGTCGATCTTGGTGTCTGAGTACCACCCTTGGACGATCTCCCAGAAGAGATCAAGCATCTCCTCAGTGACGTCATCGGCTGTGGTGATCCTCTCCATCATGCACCCCGCTTCTGGCAGTTCTGGCAGAGCAGTACCTCAAGTCGCTCTGAGTAGACTCGAGACCATTCGCCGATGTACTGACCGCACAGTGTGTATGAGACGCCCTGACCTGCCAGCACGGCGTGCTGCAACGTCGGTCGCCGCTGCGAGTTCCGAGCGATGATGTAGATCAGCGAGGTGGTCATGGCATCACTTTACCAACGTGGAATAGCGGTGTCAAGGCCGGTGTCGAACTTCGCACCTGCCTCATCGCCCGTCTCCATCCAACGCGGCGCGGATAGCGGGCAGGATGCGCTCGACGGCATCCCACTCGTCGCGCTCAGATTCGTTCGCCAGCGCCCGCACCCGCTCGATTACCTCGTCCCGCTGGCGCACCTGCTCACGGGCGGCGTCGCGCTCGGCCTCCAACTCGTCTCGCTCTTTGAAGACGGCCTCGTAGTCGCGCATGAGTCGCCGCCAGTGCTCGCGGTAGGTGTCCCGCGTAGCCTGCAACTCGCGCACCGAGCGCTGCAACTCGCGAACCCGCCCGGCGTCGTGAGCGGCGAGCCAGCGGTGGAAGGAGTCGTATCCGTCAACGAGGTCAAGCGCCGTGGGCTGATCGTGTGCCTGGTGGGCCACCCACGCCTCCAGCACGTCCCCCGTAGTCGGCGTCCAGTTGTCACTCATAGCTTCTCCTCGATAGCAGGGGTGGTGAAGTTATACCCAGGGTGGAAGTAGTAATAATTCCCCTCTGTCCCCGGCACAGGAGTCAGGTGTGGGGTGAGGTGCCAGTGAGTGGTCAGCCGCTCGGAATGGATGTCCTCCCACACCAGGGGTGTGTCGGGGCACACGGACTTCGAGCAGAAGACTCGCTGGGTGGCGAGGCTCGGCTGTATGAGTAACCGGCGGAGTCGCTCGAGCTCGTCTCGTGAGACAGGAAGAGTGGGTCGAGTGGTGTGGTAACCGAAGGTGCGTTTGATGATGTGTTGAGGTAGCCGCTCGAGGTCGTGCCTGATGGCTTGGATCATCGTATCCGTGGAGGGTAGTCCTCGCTGGATCAGCTCAGGCGAGCACTTGTCGGGGATGTAGTGAAAGGTCGGCGGCGCGGTGAGGCAAGCAGATAGGGGCGAGAATCGTGCAGGGAGCTTCCAGTCATTGCGAAGCGGTTGCGCCTGATGTGACGGCTGGGGAGCGCTTGAAGAGGGGCTCAGAGATCGTGAGGGATGACGGGACTGGCTTCTGCTGAAGGTCACGATCGGCACCTGCATGGTGAGCTTGCCCTCGGTGATGCTGGCGAGGGGGTCGTAGAAGTAGGGTGACTCGGGGCGCCGGAGGCGGGGTGGCTGGGTGATCGGCATGCGACTATGGTATAAGCCCGGAACGTGGATGTCAAGGCTGGAGGTTACGTGGTAGGGGGTATTTTGGGAGAAGCCGTAGCAATCGCGTAGGATGGTCCGAATCGCGGGGCGAGAAAAGGCGCGGTCATAATCGGGGGGGTTGGGGAGGGGTGGTAGAAGACAGCAGTCATCACCACTCTACCACACGGTAGACATCTCTCCCAAGGTCGACTTGAACATCGATGGATCGAGGATGGAGAGAGGAGGATAAGGATGATCATCGATGAAGAAGGAAGAAGCAAGAAGAAGCAGAACATAGAAGAGCAGGAGGGAGGCACTGAGATCAAGCTGCGCGGGCAAGATGAAGCG